GCTGTTTTGGGTCCAGGTAGCAATACTTGGATTTTTGCGTCAACAAGTGCCTGTAAGAGATCGTTCGCGAAAACTCTTTGTTGTGAAAAGGCATGCGCGCCTTCGACTTGGAAGAAGGCGCATCGTCGGCTTCGGCCGACAGTGGGGAGCGAAACGTGGCCGAGTTTGTCGGTACATCGCTTTCGCCAGCAAAGAAAGGGCAGTGGGTGGTCTCCATCGGGACTACGCCATACGGACCAGCGGGGCATTACAACCCGCATGGCCTATTGGCGGCACAGCGTTACGTCGCAGAGAAATTTGCGTGTGACGTGCTCAAGACTAATGGCGTAGTGATTGTGGATGTAGGAGCGGCCCCCCACCGCACCTACGCCCATTTGGGGGAAAAGGCGTGGTATATGATGCCCAGTATTCATCCTGGTGACAATTCGCGTGTCGGTCGCGCTCCTCGTGGAGCGAAAGACTTGATCTGCCGTCACAGGTTTGAAGAGTGTCAATGCGCCTCAGGACAGAAGCGTGCGTATTTGATGACGCATTGCGCTTACTATCTAGACCCCCAGATACTTTGGGAGACGCTGTCTGACGAGGATGTCCTCGACGCATTAGTCGTTGAGCACACCTTTGACGACGTTTATGGCGGATTCTATGACGAGGCCACATGGTCCCTAGAGAGGGACACGGTCACCATGCGGGTGACTGGGAACGGGAGCCCATACGTTCATACGCTGCCGCCATGGCAGTGTGGGTGGATTGGGAATAATGGTGAAGCTTTCCAGATTGATGTGCTTAAGGTGTTGGACAAGACTACGCGGGTTGTGCGTGTCGAACCCATTAAAACCGTTCGCATGCAAAATGGAGGGATGACGTGGAAGGAAGTTGAGGCAAACCCAGATATGACTGGGCCAGTTCAGTTTAGCAGTGCCGTTAAAATGGCCGTGGCTGACAATGCCAAATTTACCGGAGTCAACTTTGATTTGCACAAGTTGCGCAAATTTGGGCCAGTGCTATACACAGACTACGTCATTCGTGGCGAGACGGTTAGTGTGACAGTGCCGGTTAACGGTGTCTCGCAGGTGGCAACTTTGTGTTGCAATAGGCCGCGAGACGCCGCGTTGTATGCGGAGGTAACTCACGTGATGAGGAATCGATATGCCCGTGGCCGGATGCCGCCTTCCAAGGCTGCGCTGGTTTTGGCGACTGTTGTCGCCCTTGGGTTTGTCGTGAACTTGGAAAATGAGACTGACATAACGTATACGATGTTGAGCAAATTTTCTTGGGCGATGAAAGTTCACAGTGTTCTCTTGCAATTTGGGAAAGTGACAGTGAGGAAGTGGCCGTGGTTGTTGTGTTTTGGGCTGGTGCTTTTGGCCTTGTTGGCGCCCTTTGAGGTGTTCGACGAGAATCCGGTTCAACGTGTGACTGCGGCCGTGTCTGTTGTCGTTTTCTTTTTATTGTGCGTTTGTCTTTTGAGGGTTGCAGTGGTGGTGTCTAGAGTGTGGCATGAGTACAGGACGCAGACGTGGGTGGATTCGCTCTCGTCTAGTGACTCACCCACGGTGCCTCTACTCGGCCAATGCCACCCTTTGAGACGAAATTTTCCCATTCCAGGTTCCAGATACATCAGACCCATTCCAAGTGATTTACAGGGAGAGATGACCTTAGGAGCGTCACGAGAAAAGGCCCAGGAACCAGAGCGATCGCTGGTTTCTGGCGTGATTGCGGACGGCGCGATGCCGACTGTGTTGGCGACGACACAGGAGGCTGAGGCAAGCGCCGTTGGAAATCGCATTTTGGCGCCGCGAGACAACCCTGAACCCGACGCTTTGGCGTCCTATAGGCTGGCCTTTTCTTCGAAGGTCTTCAAAATAGTGGGCAAAGGGGTTGACATGTCGCAGACAGCGTTTAAGGTGTGGCTGAAGAAGATAGCAGAGGTGTATCCGGCTGTATACGTTCAAAGGATGGAAGAAGTCTGGCGAACGAATCAGGGGACGGTGGCAGAGCCGACAGCGACTAAGAGTTTTCTCAAGGTCGAAAAGTCGGCCACCACTGTCAAGGATGATGGGGCGAAAGCCACCAAACCTAGGCTAATCCAGCCGCCTGAGGACATCGACAAGGCCATGACGGGCTATGTCGTGACTCAACTTTATAACCTGATTAGGAGTGCATGGGACGGGTTTAAAACACCCATCCTGTACGTGAGCGGGAGAAGCTTACGATATGTTGGAGAGCGTGTTGACGCTTTCTTGAGCAAACACCCTGATGCTGAGGCATGGAGCGTGGATATGGCGAGTTATGACTCGACTTTGGGCTGGGATTTGCAAACGGGAGCGTTTGAGTTCTATGAAAGCCTCGGAGTGCCGCGATGGTGGATGAGTTGGTTGGTGAGGATCCGTACCAGGGGTGTTACGCCTAATGGCGTTCATTACATCCCATATAGGTATTATTCCTTCGCCGCGTTAGATGATGCAAATGAAGCAGCATTGTTTTGGCGTAAACGCAAGTTTAAGGTCAAAGGGCCAATCCAGGTTGAC